ATTGGCAGATTTTAGGAGGTCAACGGAGCTGGTAATAGATGCCCTATATTATATGGTATTTGTATGCACTGGAAAATGTTAGGATGTAGGGTTGGGTCGATTTGGGAGTGAAATTGGTAAATTTACGCTTTGTTAAACATTTGTTTCGTCTGGTGAAACCTCATGTAAGGTTTGGAGGGGACAGGTAACAGTTCTGGCAGATTTAAGGAGATCACCGCCGGCGCGGGCTACAGGCGGCCTGCAGGTTCCGTGCGGTCCGCGCGTCGGACGCCGCTGAAATGTAGCGAAAATAGGGAAATGCTGGACAGGACAGAGAAAACCGGATACTATATACACAGATAACTACATTTTTGAACAACTTTGGACAAAGGGAGACCGAATACTATGGCACGGCTGAAAACTAAGATTAAGCAAGCCATGAAGCCGGTAGCCCCGTATGACTTGCGCAAGACGCAGGGCCATACGAAGGACGGCGAGGGCGTCGGCAGTCGCCGAAGAATTCCGCTTCCTGAGCCGCAATACGAGGAAATCGGGGAGCTTACGCCGGAGGAACAGGAAAAGGGCACCCGCAGAAAAGCGACGAAGTTCGTAACATTCGAAGTCACCGGCAGTACCGGGAAGAAATACCGCGTGACTTGCCCGGAAGTGTACTATAAGAAAGTTCCGAAGGTTTGGGAGTGGACACCCATCCGCTACAAGGTTGCTGAGCTGATTGCGGATGGTCATTCGATTCGCTCGATTGCGGACGACCCGGAGGTCGGCGTCGCTCGCATGACGATCTACGCATGGTTGGAGCACCCGGAGTTCCGCGAGCATGTCGATGCGCTTGTGACGGAAACGGGCTTCGCTTCCCGGCGTGAGCGTTTGGCGGGTCTGGCGCGGCTGACGCAGCGCCTGTTCGACAAGCTGCTGCGTGAGATCGACGGTGTTCCGATTACTGACAAGTCGGTTGGCGCCATTATCAGCGGCATCCAGCAGGGCATGAAGCAGCTTGCGACGGAGAAGGGCGAGTTTGTCGAGCAGCAGAATGTCACGCAGCAAACGACGATCGGCGGCCAGCTAGCGGTTGCGGACGTGAAGGTCGACGAGCTGCTGAAGTCGGCGACGGACGAGGAACGCAAGAAGCTCGAGGAAGAATTCGATCGGATCGGCGACGAGATCATCCGCGGGCTGCTGTCGGGCTCGAACAGGGCTGGAGGTACGGCGGAATCGGAGGGTTGACGCTGCATAAAGAGAAGTCCAATCTTCCGAAGATGGTGTGAATGGAGAGCGTTGCGTTACTCACATCGTTTCAAATGACCATGTTGGGCGGGAAAAGAATGATATGAAAACAAGAATTGTTATATAAAAAGTCCCTACAAAGTTATGTAGGGGTAAACGCAGAACAAGCGTCCCCGCACCTATATATGGGACAACTCCGAACTACTGAAAGGAGAGGAAACGGCGTGACATCAATCTGTTGGAAATGCGGCGAAAAATATCAAACGACGAGTGTTTCAACGGTATTATGTCCAAAATGCATTCCGAAAGTAACTGTATATTTCTCGGATAGTACAAACATTAAACTGGCCGGACTGGAGGAACCGAAAAATGCTCACCCGTGAAAAAGTGTTATCCATGAAGCCGGGGCGCTTACTGGATGCGCTGGAAGGGGGAGAAGGGGAGTGAACTTTTCATGGGAAACGAAGAAACATCATTATACGGCGGATGTGACGATTGATTTTCGGTTTTGGTCGATTCCGCTTTCTATTGGGTGCGGGAAGGATCATTTGTTAGGAATACCGACGTTTTGGATTGGAATTGGACCGATTGTGGTGACGGTTGTAAAACGTGTTATCCAATACCTGAATTGACGAGTGCATCACTACGTACATGGAGCGTGGGTGCGTTGACGGGGAAACATACCAGATATATGGGAAATCACGCAGCCGGGCTGCGGCGGTATTATGGTCTGTGCCTCATGGAGGACGGGTCTGAGGCTGTGCTTGAAGTGGAGGCATCTTCCGAAGCTGAAGCGAGTCAGAAGCTTCATACGCACGGGGTCATGATGGTGCTGGAGTTCGTGCTGGCGGAGAAGAAGGAGAAGGCAAAACCGGAAAAGCCGGTGGCGTCCAGCGCGGTGCCGAAGAACAAGCAGCCGTTGAACCGCTATCTCGGCCTGTGTCTCATGGAGGATGGGTCCGAAGTGGTGCTTGTGGCAAAGGCATCTTCCGAAGCTGAGGCCTGCCGGCATCTACACGAGTACGCTATCGTGATGGTGCTGGACCTGTTGCCGGCGGAAGAATATCTCCAGCGCCGGTATATGCATCGGCCCGGGACGCTGTCCTTCGGGGTGCCGAATCTGATCTGATGGCATGCAAAGGACGGCGCGCAGGCGGCCCGCCGGATATTCCCACGGGGTACCCTATGGGGGTATGTTTCACATACGCCCTGCACATGCCACGTCGGTCCCTGACATAGGGGGTAGGGGTACATGAAAGTCAAGCGCGTCAGCGCTTCTGTCGTCCGTTTCTGGTGTGAGGGCTGCCGCTCGTACCACGCCTTCGGCCGGGCCTCGGCCCGCTTCGACGGGAACTACGCTCGGCCGACGTTCGGCCGCCCGCTTCTCGTGACCGACGGACGAGGAAACATCATCTGTGAGTCGACCATACAAGACGGCATCATCACGTACACGATGCGCAGCCGCCATCGTCTGGCCGGCCAGCGCATGGAGCTGCCGGAAGGCCGGCTGCCGTGATTGCCTGCTGAATATCCCGCGACCGGATACCTTTACGGCGCGGGATATGTTGTATGGAATCAGGAAAGGAGTGGTCTGCGTGATATCGCTGAATGACCTGACACCGACGCAGATACTGGATTACCAGACGAAAAAGCGGCCGTCGATCTGGGCGCAGCGGTACACACGCCTGCGCGGAAGGCCGTACCGGTTCGAGCAGCGATTACCGAACGGCCAGCTCGACCTTCGGAAGCCGCACGAGATTCCACCGGGTGACCTAAACATCGGTCTGCGCGGGCAGCGGCAGTTCCTGCAGCAGCCTCTGGATGATCAGCACCCACACAAGGCCATGCAGAAATCCCGTCAGTGCGGCGCCAGCGAGAACGAAGTGCGGGAGATGCTATGGTTTGGCGACATGCATCCGCATACGAAACAGGCGTATGTGTTTCCGACGTTCGATCAGGTCGCGGACTTCTCGAAGACCCGGGTTGACGCCGTCATGAAGGACAGCCCATACGTTAAAGAGCGCATGGGCTACGACCCGATTACAGGCAAGAAGAAGCAGGGAGAGGACCCGGTCGATAACGTGCGCCTCAGAAAAATCGGCGAGGATCACTGGATATTCTTCCGAAGCGGTCATACGCCGAAAGCGGGCGAAGGTATCGACGTTGATGTCGTGCGATTTGACGAAATCGATCGCATGCATCCCAACGTGATGATCGCCTTCAACGAAACGTTGTCTTCGTCAGCCTATGGCTGGCGCCGGGATATTTCGACGCCGTCGCTGCCGGGTGTAGGCGTAAACGCAAGCTTCCAGAAATCCGACCAGTATCACTGGATGATGAAGTGCCCGCACTGCGGCCACTGGTTCACGCTCATTCATGATTTTCCGCGCTGCGTTGTGGAGCTTCCGAAGGACAGCCGCGGCATGCCGAATCATAACTACCATCTGTCGCATCCGTGGCTGTCGGAGGACGATACGCACGCATACATCTGCCTGAAATGTCGGCGGTTTATCAGCGACGAAACCCGCATTCACGGCATCTGGCGGCCGTTCTACCCGCACAAGAAGGACGTACGCGGCTATCAAATATCACAGCTTATCTGTCCGTGGATTAGCGCGACGCAGCTCATGAAGAAGCGCGAGGACTACACGCTCGAGCAGCTTTTCATGAACTACGTCATCGGGCTTCCATATCTCGGCGACAACGTGCTGGTGACCCGGGCCGACATCATGGCCTGCGTGGATACGAGTCTGACCAACCCTTACGAGCTGCCGCGGCGGAATATCTGTCAGGGCGTCGACTGGGGCAACACAAGCTGGGGCGTCAACGGCATGCGCGACCCGGATAACCCGGATAGGATCATCCTGCTTGACATCTGGTCCGTGGAGGATTCGGAAGCTCTCGCCGGCATCGACGGCCGGAAAGACAATCCGCACGTTCGGAAGGTGGCGGAGAAAATGCGCGCGTGGGACGTGCGGCGCGCCGTGTTCGACGCCGGCTACGGTAAAGACAAGAACTGGGAGCTCATGCAGGTGTTCCCGGGGAAGGTGTTCGGCTGCTTCTATCCGAACCTGTCGACGGATGCGACGAAGAACACGGACGATGTGTGGGACGAGGACGGCGGCAAAGTCAACGTCGACCGGACGATGACGCTGCTGCTCATGTGTTCGATGTTCCGGCAAGGCCGCATCCGCATCCCGCAGTGGGTGGCATCCAATCCGCTGTTTGAGACGTTCATTCAGCACGTGACGAATCTGGTGCTCGTGCGCGACATCGAGACCGACGACAAGACGAAAAAGGAAGTCATCAAGCAGCGCGTGGGTACGCTGCCGGGCGGCGACCACTTCGGCCACGCCATGAACTACCTGTGCATTGCGATCCGCCGGACAACGACGAAAGGCAAGTCCGCGTTCTTCTTCTGATCTTCCGAAGACGATGTGTTCCATATGTACCAATCGCGAAAGTGCTGGTATCCTGAAGGTGCCAGCACTTATTTACTCGCACGAGAAAAACGAAGCGGAGGGATCAGGAATGAAACGGATCGGAACGTTGGTCGGCCTGACGGTTACGTTGCTGCGGGTGCTCATCTGGAGACTTCGGCTGCGTCTCGGCGCCTTCGGTTCGCCTGAATACTGGTCTACCCAGCTTCAGAAGTTGCAAGAAAAGGGGATGTGGAGCGTTGACGACTGGACAAGCAAAACCCGTCCGGGGGTATCCCGGGTACACCGTCACCGCTGATGGTCGTGTCTTCAGCACGCACCGTTCGAAGACGGGCAAACCGAAGCAACTCATACCCGGCAACTGGCGTCCGGATCGGAAAGTGCTGCTTTGCCGCGGCGCTTACGAACGCCGGAACGTGCTTGTGAAGAAACTTGTGCTGGCGACATGGGGAACGCTGGAGCACTTCAAGGAAGAATAAACTGAAGGAGTGGAAAGGGATGGCTGAAGTTGTAATAGCGCCGGAGTCGCCGGCGATCAAGAAGCTTGATGCGGATGTCTACTACGTGACGGCAGATTTGACGGATGCGGAGCTGCGGTCGCTGGAGGAAACATGGGAGCGCATGAACAAAGCAACCAGCCAGCATAAGCTGCTGATGGTGCTGCCGGAAAGTCTGACGCTGAAGCAGATGTCGACGGACGTTGTGCGCTCGCTCATGCAGGCTTGCGCCCGGGTGCTGCGCGAACGTGGGGAGGAACTTCCCGATATGTCCGGCCGTCCCGCTTCTAATTCGGATAATTAAGGCCTTCCGAAGCTGGAAAAAGGTCGGATATTCAGGCCCGCGTTCTCGTTGTATGATAAGGTGGAGTAACGCAAGCTTCGGAAGCACGAAGCGCGGACATGCACCGCGTAAACATTGTGCTTCCGAAGTCCCCGTGCAGGTGCTATGATAGAGACGCGAGCACCAAGCGCGATCGAAACCTATGTACGGGGGTGTAACGATGGCAACGCAGATCGACACGACTCGGATTTACACGAGTCACGATGAGGAAACCCGCTCGGACCTGCGGAAGTGTCCGCAGTGTCAGGTGTACGCTGTACCGCGCGGCCTTACGTCTACCCGCAAGGACGACATCAACGGCGAGCGCAGGACGTGCCCGAACTGCGGCCATGTGTACGGCGTCAATAGCCTTCTTGTTCGGAAGGTACGGGCGATCAACATCACGGCTGATGGCGACACGACGGAAGTCGGTGTGGGCGCCGATCTCCAGCTTACGGCAACCGTCGTGCCGGAGTATGCCGATGACCCGCGCGTCGAATGGAAGTCCTCGGATGAGGCGATTGCAACGGTCGACGGGACCGGCAAGGTCACGGGCGTTGCGGCCGGAGATGTCATCATCTCGGCAGAAGCGCAGGATGGCTCCGGCGTTGTTGGCTTCTTCGGTCTGACAGTCGGCAGTGGTTCCGGCGGCGGGGACAGCGGCAGCGGCGACGAGTAAACCGCCATTTGAGACAGCAAGCTTAACATGACGCAGCTTGCCGGATGAAGTGAAGGCAGCAGGCTTCAGCTCCGAAGCTGCTGCCTTTTCATTTTAGGCAAGAGAGGGGTGCAAAGTTATGTCGACAGTTCTGGAGTTATGGCAGTCGGCGCCGAATGGCGAACAGCTTCTGAAGGCATTGGAGAATGACCGGGCCTTAAAGCAGCAGGAGACGGCGAAGCCGAAGTCCGCGTTTATCGATCCGTACAACGTGTACGGACTCGGCGGAACACGGGCGAAGCAGGCGGTCATCAATTACCGGCTGCTGCGGCAGATGGCTATGGTGCCGCCGGTGGCTGCCATTCTGCTTACCCGACTCAATCAAGTCGCCCGTTTTACGAACCGGCCGCGGTTTGAGGGAGATATTGGGTTCCAGATCATCCACAAGAACAAGACGAAGAAAATGACGAATGCGCAGCGCAGGCGCGCGGTCGAGATCGAAGAATTCTTTCTGAAGACCGGCTGGGCGAATAACAAGCTGCGCAAGGATAACTTCAACGCCTTCGTTCGGAAGATTGTCCGGGATACGCTGGTACTGGACGCCATGACGTTTGAGCTCGTGCCGAACCTGAAGGGCGAGCTGGCGGAAATCTGGGC